TCTGGGCATGCCGCCTGCATAGTCGACCTGCAAGAACTCTGGTGGTAGCAGCACGCTCTTTTGCGGGGCGAACTGAAATGACGACCAGGCTTCCTTCAGATCCTTGTTGATATCGTTTAGGAGTTCCGTGTTACCGCGCCGGCTAGCCTCCCAGGCTTCACCGTTTAAGCGGTTGATCTCGGCTTTAAGCTCGGCATTGATTGGGGTGTAATTGACGAATGAGTTCTGCCCGCGGGTTTCAGCGGTCATGGCCAGGCGCGCAAGCGGAGAGAACATCTTGCTATGTGCTGCCCAGGCAATCTCTTCACCCTTGGGGCCAAACGTGTTGCCGTGAATAGCATGGCCAAAGAAATCATGCACAGCCCGAAACATCTCGTTGGTGTTTAGTCCCGTCGATGGATCGACCTTGTTCAAGAAGTCATGCGGGTCGCCACCCTGGTAGACGTACATGTGACGGTTGCCGTAGATGTCGCGCAAAAGCTCCTTGCTGTTTTCGTAGTTGCCCTCACCGGCCCGGTGATAGGACATGTTGATTGGCAGCTTACGGAACTGCTGCTCGGTCTCTTTGGCTAGTTGGCGGTAGGCTGCCTCGAGAAGCTGGTCGTAGTTCTGAGCACCCGACTGCTCGACCAGTTGCGGAAATTGATTTGCGTAGCTATTGAAAACGACCTGCTTATATCGAGGATCGTCTGATGCGGCCATGCCGAACACACGACCGATGGGTGCCTGCTTTAGTAACGACGACTCGGGGATTTGGGGTAGCTCATAGGGTGAGCCAGCGTTGGTCAGGCTGTATTCGTCTGCGACCCTGCGAACGAAATTGTCCGGCTGCTTGATTACCTGCTGAACTGCCTCGTCCGTAATTGGTTGCGGAACATTGCCTCGAGCTCGTCCTCCGAGACCTGGGGCTGGCCCAGCACTTTCTTTCGTTCCTCGCCCCTGGCGCGTAGTCGCTTCAGGACCGCTTGGACGGACCCGATAGAAGGGGCCTTCTTGGGTTGTGGCATATGTGACTCCTTGTGGTGCTGCAGGGGCAGCTAGTTTACGCGATTGTTTGATGACCTTGCCGGTGGCGGCGGCACCCGGCAATAGACCCAAGCCGGCAAATGCAGCCTCGACCCCGGCTCCGATGTAATCGCCTTCCTTGGCTGACTGCATAGCTGCCTCGCCACCGCGGACGGCCTCTTGAGTCTGTAGCGCGGTGCCCAGACCGGGGACGATGTCGGCTAGACCCATGCTCAGTGGCAGGGCAGAGCTTTGGCCACCGGCTAGTGACTGAGAGATCTGGCGGGCCTTATAGCGGTCCATGCCCAGCCTTTCCAGACCGGACTGCAGGCCAGAAGACATCCGCTCCCGTATCGTCGGGTCATATGGCTTCATCTCTGGCGTGCCCGGTGGCAGCGCAGGCAAAGTCTCTGGCTCAGGTGACTGAGGCATCATGACTAGGTCAGCCAGTTGTCTGCCGAACTCAGACACGATTCACCCTGTTAGGCTGCATATGGGTTTTCTTTCTTGCGAATGCCTGCATCGATGTAATCGTCCTCATCTAAACCCTCTGGCGGTGGCGGGTCGATGTTTAAGAACCCGGCGTCTCGCAGATATCGAAGCGCCTGGCTCATCGCATCGCAGAAGTCGTCGTGATCGGTATTCGGAAACGAGCAGACCTGACTCACCATGCCTTCCGCCCAGTCTCGCACATACCCAGATCTGTTGCTACTCTCCGGCACCCAAACACGTCCTGCACGGATGATGTTGGCCACAATCGATAGTCGTTGGACCTTATCTGCCCGACCGGGGTTGTATGACCGCACCGGTACGTGGGCACGCTGCAGGTCTTGGATGAGGGAGATGCCCGCGGCCTTGTCTTCCACCAGCACTAGGTCGACGCGTTTCTTCTCGGCGCCCTCACCGAAAACGGTTTCGTACTCGTCAATGACCTTGGGCTTGAGGTCAGGATATTGCAAGCGGTCTTGCCAGCAATCGATGATGAGCACCGACATGCCGCCGTCCTGAGGCTTGAATACCCCAAACGTGATGCAGGCGGTCGGGTCGTTCTGGGCCTTCTCTGTGAATGCGCAGTCGTAGGACTGGAGCACGAACTCAAGCCGCGGGATGGGTTTATCAGCCGGCCAGAGCTTGAACCACTCTCGGTGGACGATGCCGCCCTCTTCGGGGTCAATGATCTCGGCATAGATCTCCTGCCGGCCCAGCTTGGTGCCCTCGTACTGCAGGATCTGATTGCGAAAGCTCGGGGCCAGGTTGTCCAGGTTTGAGTAGGTCGAGGCGGTCGTCAAGTGGACGTCTTGCCCTTCCCGGCCGATCAGGTCCACGATCAGGTCCTTCGGCTTCGGGGTGGTGGTGGCCATGATCCTGGTGCGATCGCCCAGGCGGACAGAGAACATGATCATGTCCCAGGCTTCCTGCAGGTATTCCCAGGCGGCTAACTCGTCCAGCCAGGCGCCGTGATACTGGCCACCGCGGAACCGCTCGGGCTCCGATGCCGGCACGCCCTTGATCAGGCTGCCATTGGTCATCTTGATCTCGTGATAAGCCCGGTTGTAGTCAGCGATTAGGCTCTCAGGGATTACGGCCAAAAGCCCTGACTCACCCTCGAAGCAAGTCGACCGGACGTCCATCGATGTCGGCGCTGCGACCAGCCAGCGGGTGTCTGGGTTCTCCCATGCCCACCAGCCCACCTGCTCCGCGGCCGTCCTGGTCTTACCAGCGCCTCGGCCGGCTAGCATGAGCCAGATGGTCCACCAGTCCCCCGGCGGAACGATCTGGTGCTTATGGGCGCTTATCAGCCACTTTGCCCGCCAGGCCCATGCCGCCTGGTAATCGTGGGGCAGGGTGGCGAACTTGGCATGCGTCTCTGGGTCGGCAAGCAGCTCGGCCAGGTCACTCATTAGACCTGCTTCTTGAGCTCGAGGTTATTTAGAATGGTCGAGAATAGACTCTTGGTCTCGATCTGGGCGTTGATCTGCAGGGGGTTCTCTTTGTCCCCAGCCAGCTCCACCCGGTCGCCGTATTTCCGCGGCTTGAGCTTCGAGGCAGTCCACTTCCGGGCGTCCACCCGCAGGCGCATCCAATTGATGTAGCTGGGATCGAACCGGGTGTTGCCGTCCTTGTCGGTCGTCTCCATCGGCATCTGGTCAGCAATGGCCTGAATCTCGTCGGCCAGGGTGTCGGCCTGGTCTTCCCGCGCTCGCGTGTACATGTCCGAGAAGGTTGGATTCTTTGTGAGCCACAAATACACCGTCGAATGCACAGGCATCCCCTCTTCCATGCATATCTGCCTTAGTGCTTCCCCATTAGCAATACGGGTACAGATGTGAGCGGCTAGCTCGTCTGAGTAGTCTGTGGGTCGGCCGATCTTGGGTTTGGGCGGGGCTTGGGGGTCTTCCGGGATTGCGTTGACCGTGATGGTCATCTCTTCCTTCTTGGCCGGCTTAGTCTTCTTACGTGTTTCAGGCATTACCCTTATTCCTACGTGTTTGGTTAATGCGGCGAATTTTAACCGGCGGTTAGCCAACGGTCTAGGGCGGGGGCCGGGTGTGTACAACAACCGAACCCCACGCTGCCAGGAATCCGTTTGTTCCCGACCCCCTTACGGCTGGGGGCTCCACCACCCTGAGTCCTGACCCTCTAGCCAGACCCAAGATACCCCCATGCGTAAAGGTCCCCGGACTTAACGGCTCCGGGGTGCCGTCTCCCTTTTCAACCGACGGTTAACCTGCGGTTGACCTGCGGTTAGCCATCGGTTCACCACTGCCCAAAACCAGAAAAGGCGCCTTGCCGAGCGCCTTTCCACCCTGCATTTTACTCTCTTCAGTGAGACCTGCGAGCTGGTTTTTCCCTAATGCCATGCAGTGTTTCAATCTCAGCCACGATCTCGGTCAGGCTGCCCCAGCCCAGGTCAGAGTTGTGATCCCAAAGGTGCTCTTTAATATCGTAGTCCGATAGGGGCTGCTGCCGAACCGTGACCTTGCCGCTCAGTAGGATCGACCGGACTGCGCAGTCAAACCCGAAGCTCGCACCGTGCCGATAGACCTCTTCCATAAACTCGAGGAACTTGGACCGTTGGGCGCCATCCCCGAACTCAATCCCAAACTGCTCGGCCTGCTCGATCATTCTATGGGCCTCAGGGGGCCCGTCATTAAACTTGATGGTCATGGTTAGCCTCCTTCGCCCGCGGGCCGTCTGAGCACCTTTTTACCGCATCCTTGAACCCCAGGCTATAGACATCGACGCACAGCTCCAAGAGCGCCACCCCGTGCAGGGTCTTGATGTCGGCCTTCAGGCCCTTGTCCTGCGCCCAGACCGCAAAGTCCTGCAGGGTGGGCATACCCCCTTTGTGATTAAACGGTACTTCCACTGTCGTTCTCCTCGATGGTTATGGTGTAGGTCTTGCCCTGGATGTCCACGACCGAGATCTGCTTTTTGGATGACAGCATGCGGCCGTGCTGGTCCAGGTCAAACCGGATGGAGCCCACGGTATCGATTAGGGCCTTGTCCCTGAGATCCTGGTCCTTCAGGTGCTTTTTGATCAGGTGGGCGATGTAGTCGCAATAAGCTAGCTTGATAGTCATTTTTGGTCTTTCAGTTCAAAGATTTCAAAGGCGCGGACAAAGAGCTCTGGCCAAGTGGCCTGGATCTTCTCGCGGTTGGCTGGGTCAGCTCGAAACCAGGTAAGCGCCAGGGATTCCGCAAAGCCACCGAGGTGGCCGTTGGACATCACGTTAGCTGCCTGGT